ATTGCGCATATGAGACGATAATGAATAATATTATATACAATGCAATTCGTACTCCAGATGGTACGATATTAGAATCTAAAAATAGGCATGACTATCAAGTCCATATGGATAAAAATGGTCATGAATATATGGTAGATGGCGGGCTCGATTATTTGAGGCGCTATGTTATAGATGCTGCTCCTTATGAAGAGTTAAGTGTTACTTTAGAAGACGGTCATAATAAAGTACGTGAAGTTGCTAAATGGGGTACATATGGTATTAATGGTGATGAGCCTCGCCGGTATGTTAAACTCATGGAAATGAGTGATAGTCATATTCAGGCGTGTCTTGATAACGTACCTACAATGAGTTCTACTTACCGTACAGCATTTATTAATGAGTTAAATTTTAGAAAAGAGGTTATATAATGAGTCTTCCTTCCGACCCCGCAGCCCGCAAATCCATTAAACGTTGTCTAGATGAGCTATCTAGTTCAATGACCCGTATTGAGGGAGAACGGAATCTTATTAAAGAAGCGATTACTAATATATGTGAAGAGTATGAGCTTAGCAAGAAAACGTTTCGGCGTCTTGCTAAGACTTATCATAAGCAAAATTTCTCCAACGAAGTAGCTGAACATGAAGAATTTGAAACTATGTACGAGCAACTTACGGGAGAAACATCTCTAGATGTAAGTACTAAAGATGCGTGAAACTTATATCCTAAATTATAAAACTACCGACTCAATGGGTCGTGCAAAAACTACTAAACTTGTTGGAGTTTATGCAACCATTGAGCAATTAGAAAAAGCAAAAGCACTCGTCTTAGAAATTAAATCCAACGTTGTTTTTACGGTACATACTAGTGAACATATTCTTTTTGAGTAAAGACCCGGTTGAGTGGTCTATATAGCACGTAGATAAACATGTTGTAAAAATGATCTTAGAATACGGCCAAATAATGTCTACTGCCCATAGAGTATTAGACGGTGAGTTTTATGTAGGTAGAACGATTAGTAATCGCAGAATAGCTAGGTGGATGTTTCCAGACGAGCGAGAAAATAAGATATGGAAAGCATCTCATTCCAAGCATCCGTCCAATCTTTGGATTAGATCATCAAAAGATCATTACATTTGGTTGTATAGTCTGTGGATTGAGCTAATGAAGGAGTATACATATAGGTATGATAGGACACATAAATCTGAAGAGATGAAAAGCGTTTTATTAAATCCGCCAAAAAATATACCAGATGCCGGCTGGCTTTGTGACCCAACTCCTGCAATGCCTGACGTATATAAGGTGGGAGACTCTATAAATAGTTATAGAAACTATTATCGTGGAGATAAAAGATCTTTTGCAAATTGGAAGAAACGTACCGTTCCTTCCTGGTTTAATTAATAATAATGCCCACATACATTTTTCGTAATAAAGATACTGACGAAGTCTTCAATAAATTGATGTCATGGGATGCACGTCAGGTGTATCTACAAGAGAATCCCGACCTAGAAGTATTAATGGGAGCACCTGTGATGGGTGATTCTGTTCGCTTGGGTATTAGAAAGCCCGATGATGGGTTTAGAGAGGTACTATCGAAAATTCACTCCAGTAATTATAAAAGCAATTTAGCGAATAAATTATCTAGAAAATGAATAAAGTGAATTTCTTAACACTTTTTAAAGACTACGAATACGCGTAGTCTTTTTTTTAGGGGAATTATGTCTACTAAAAGAGCATCCAGACTGACGATTGTTAACGACACGGAAGATACGTTTCATAAGCAAGCTATACCAAAAAATAATAACAACACTCTTAAATTAAAATTAGATAGCCTAAAGACATTTGCCCCCTTAACAGATAATCAAAAGATATTTTATGAGGCTTATAAACGTGGAGACTATTTTGTAGCATTACACGGAGTAGCAGGTACTGGTAAGACGTTTATTGCATGCTACAAGGCGCTGGAAGAAGTACTAGATAGAAATAATCCCTTCAATAAAATTATTATTGTTAGGTCAGCAGTACAGTCTAGAGAAATGGGTCACCTACCGGGTGATGTAGACGAAAAATTAGAGATATATCAACAACCATATCGTCAAATTTGCCATACCTTATTTGAACGTAAAGATGCATACGATAGGTTGGTAGAGCAAGGATACGTTGAATTTATTTCTACCTCTTTTATTAGGGGTATGAGTTTTGACGATGCAATCATTATTGTTGATGAGATGCAGAATATGAACTTCGAAGAGATAGATACCGTAATGACGCGGGTTGGATATCGTTCAAAGCTTATCTGGTGCGGTGACTACAGACAGACCGATACGTAAATCAGGAGATAAAACTGGTATCTTAAAGTTTTTTGATATTGCTCATCACATGGGTGCATTTACCAGAGTAGAGTTTACTGCTGATGATATTGTAAGAAGTTCTTTGGTTAAAGACTATATAATTGCTAAGCTCAAGTACGAAGATCATAACGGATAAGGAATAATATGAGTTTCGATTTTAATTTTACCCCTGATCACCTACAGCAATTAATACCCAACGCCATTGGCGGTTCAGCTGAATGGTACAACGTTATTGTAGAAGCTTTACCTCAATACGAGATTACTACCGTGGAGAGGGTAGCTGCATTTATTGCACAATGTGCTCATGAATCTGGTGGTTTTTCTGTACTGGAGGAAAACCTAAACTATAAAGCTGCCACCCTGAGTAAACTATGGCCACAGAGATTTCCTCCTGGGATTGCAGAACAATATGCTGGTAACCCGGAAATGATTGCCAATAAAACCTATGGGGGTAGAATGGGTAATGGGGCTGAAGATACCGGCGAAGGGTATAAATTTAGAGGGAGAGGACTGCTTCAATTGACTGGTAAAGATAACTACACTGCATGTTCTAAAGCTTTATTTCAAGATAACTCTTTAATAGAAGACCCTAGTGTATTGTTGGATCCATATTATGCAATTCATTCAGCATGTTGGTTTTGGAATAAGAACAAGCTTAACCAGTATGCTGATTCAGGCGACTTTACTACCATGACAAAGAAGATTAATGGTGGGACTATTGGACTCGAAGATCGCATCAATCACTATACACATGCTGTAGATGTGTTAATGAGTAATTAAAATATGTTTGATCATGTACCACTTGATAGAGAATTACCTAAACTTAAGCAACTGAATGAGAACGGTACGCGTTATTATGTAACACCAGAGGGTAACAAATACCCCTCTGTAACTACAGTACTTTCAGAGTACAGCAGACAAGCTATCATGAACTGGCGTAACCGTGTTGGTAATGAGCAGGCTAATATCATATCAGGTAAGGCATCTTCTCGTGGTACCAAGTTACACAAATCTTGTGAAAATTATTTAAACAATGAAGTAATAACGTTTAAGACACCGTTTGAGCAAGAACTCTTTACAAAATTTAAACCTACTTTACATCGTATAAATAAAATCTATGCTCAAGAACTACGGATGTACTCAGATCATCTGAGAATGGCAGGTACGGTAGACTGTATAGCAGAGTTTGATGGTAAGCTTTCTGTAATTGACTTTAAGACATCTTCCAGATTAAAGGATAAAGATTACATTGAAAATTACTTCATGCAGTGTGCAGCATATGCTATTATGTTTGAAGAGCAATTCGGTATACCGGTTAATAGAACAGTAATAGCAATTGCGGTGGAAGAGGAAGAACCGCAAGTGTTTGTAGATTCAAGAAATAAACATGTCGATAGATTGTTTCACTTTCGGGATCTCTATGAACGTAACCATGGCTTAGTTCCGAGTTTGGCTATATAATACACATATAGGAATTGTTGTAATCCCTTCAAAACGAAGGTGCGTTGGACGCGGGTGCGAATCCCGCCAGGTCCACCATAAGTATACTATAAAATCCGTGGTTGGGCACACATACCAATGTCCATTAGTATGCTTTTGATGGGCCTGAAATAGATTCGACAGCGTAAGATAGTAGAGACGGCAACACGTCAGGCGTTCGACGTAAATGAAGCAAATCAAGTAACTGCAAATGACGAGTTATTCGCATTAGCAGCCTAAACGCTGCTTAGGGTTTCGATAGGTTTCCTCGTAACAGAATAACCTATTACTATGTTCAACAAAAGGAGACGACATTGAAAAAAACAGTACTATCTTTAATCATAACACTTAGTGCCACGGCCTCTATTGCTTCTAATTTTGTATCTGCGGATATCAAATTTGCAAAAGATAGGGTAACAAATAAACAAACAACCGTAGAGTACTACACACTGGGTAAGGATATTGCAAAGTATCAACTGGATGTACAAGTTCGAAATGCTGAAACGGATGCAGCTCATGTACTGAGTCAATCTATCGAGGTTGGTGCAAGTAAAGGCTTTGGACCTATGTCCATTGGCGCTGGGGTCGGTAACGAGTTTGGCGCAAAGCAATACCAATACGGTTATGTTGCTGGTGGTCTTTCCCACAAAGTTGGCCCTGTTGTAGCAAGCGTAGGTGCAAAATATAGCTCCAAGTTTGATGCTCCAGATTTTTCGCAACTGGTTGTATTTGGTGGAGTATCGTATCCATTAAATAAGACAGTCTCTTTGCAAGCCGGGGCAACTCGTTCTTATAAAGACGTTAAAGAAAATACTTACAGTGTAGGGATTAAAGTAGGCTTCTAATTGATTAGAGGTGAGGGGGTTGGAAGCCCCCTCTTTTAAAAGGAAAACTAATGGTACGAGTACTAAACTTAATTGTAAAATTAAGCCTAGTGGCCTTAGCAATAATTGCTATCGCTAAATTTACGACAACAAAAATAGAATATCTGAAAACAAAATCTTTCAATCAAACGCCTATCACAATGGCAGAAAGAGAAAAGCAGTTAGTCTGCTTGGCAAAGAACATTTACTTTGAGGCGGCCCAAGAACCTTTCGAGGGTAAAGTAGGTGTTGCGCAAGTTACTATTAACAGAGCAGAGTCAAAGAAATGGCCCTCCGATATCTGTAACGTAGTATATCAAAAGAACATAATCTATGGGAAAGTAATATGTCAGTTCTCCTGGTACTGCGAAAACGGACCTATGGTGAAATCTAATGCTGCATATACTGAGTCTATGGAGGTGGCAAAGAAAGTATTACTGGAAAACTTTCGACTACCTTCACTGAAAGGTGCATATTACTATCATGCAGACTATGTAAATCCTAATTGGGGTAAACCTAAAATTACTCAAATCGGGCATCATATATTTTACGGTGAAAAAACTTAAAGGCAGAAAATGGATAAACTAAATTTATTTAAAGAAAACACACTTAAGTTTTTTGAGGGCTTTACCAAGGCAACAGCAGACACTATTGCCTGGTTTAGCATAGTTGTAATTATGTGTGCAACTATACCCAGCTTTATTGCAGCAATGACTGGGCATACAGATAAAATGCCTCCACTAGATATTACGTTACTTGTATGGGTGGGGCTGTTGCTTTATTTTCTTAGATCAGCTATAATAAAGGATATGCTAATGGTAGTAACAATTGGACTTGGATTTGCAGCTCAGGCCATGTGTCTGGGTCTAATCTACTTTGTATGATGACTGAACAATTAACCGATACGCTAATAATTACTAAGAGATTTCGATCTCCTAATGAATTTAGCCTTTATATCGATGAAGTACGAGTCAAGTATGATATCAGCTATATGGATGCAGTAATTAATTATTGTAATGAGAAAGATATTGATATTGATAGTATAGGGCCTTTAATTAATCAGAAGCTGCGTGAAAAG